TACAGTCGCCGGTGTTGGTGGCTGCGCTCCGGTAGCCGGTGTTGGTGGCTGCGCTCCGGTAGCCGGTGTTGGTCGCAGCGCTGCAGTTGCCGGTGTTGGTTGCTGCGCTACGGTCGCCGGTGTTGGTGGCTGCGCTACAGTTGCCGGTGTTGGTCGCAGCGCTCCAGTCGCCGGTGTTGGTGGCTGCGCTACAGTTGCCGGTGTTGGTGGCTGCGCTACGGTCGCCGGTCTGATTTTTGCTGCTCTCGGCTTTTTCTTTTATGTACTCAACCGCAGCTTTTACAATACCAGCGATGCCGATTTCCGCCTTGAGTTTAATCTTCGTTCCAACCCGTTTGGTGTCGTCACTTTCTGTTTCATCCGTTACGCCGTCAAGGTCAGCCACGAAAAACCGGCTATCTGTTGGGTCATAGTAGCTGAACACATCAAGCGGGTACTCACATCCATGGAAACCTTTGCTGCAAAGTTTCGCTTTCTCCTCCTCACATTCTTTGCCAAGCTCAAACTGGAAGCCTCGGCACTTCATATCCTTATCTGTGCCCTTGTATACGATCACTTGACATCCCTCCCCTTATCGTGTATAGTTGTGGTGGTGGTTAGGTCTCCGTCTTTTACGGGGGCCTTTCTTTTTTTGTACTCCTCCTGCTGGCGGCGGATGCAGCGCAGCACCCAGCCGGAAAAGTTGCCATAGCCCATCTCGATGAGCTGCCTGCGGAATTCCACCATGTCCACAAATCCATTAGGGACGCAGACATGGAGGTTATATACATCACGCTTGCGCTTCTTCTTCCCGATGAGCGCCTGCGCTTCTGGTGTCCGCTTAACGCCGTAGTATTCAGGGCGCTTGCACATACTGTCGAGGGGCTTTGAGTAGCCGGGAAAAACGCTCCTAATGGCTTCGATGCGCTCGTTCTGTGTCATCCGGGACACACCCCCATCAATATGACCACCCAGCCGACCATGCTGACCAAGGCCATGAGCATATACAGGGCTTCCTTGATGAATTCGATCACTTCTTTACGCTTCATCTCGCACCTCCGGCAGTTCGGGCTTTATAGCCCACCAAAATACATCTATTCCGGTTTCGGGGCTGCTTTCGAAATAAAACAGCCCACGGTCGGCGCTGTATTTGCATTCGAAAAAACTTTTGTAGTTGGAGAAAACAAGATAAGTTCCGTCGTTGGAAGGCTTTGCTACCCTTGCGTTAATCCAGTTGATGTAGGTCATTTTTGTGGTTTCCATTTCAAAATCTCCTTTCAGGCTGCCCCCCGAGGGGGGAAATATTGTTTAATGTCTTTTGCTTCGATGCAGAGTGCATCGCACACCCGGTATACTTCGTCCAGCGTCCATGGGGTTTTGTCCACCATCCTGTCGCTGACTTGTGTGCGGCTTAATCCGCATCGGCGGCCGAGTGTCGTTTGGTCGTAGCCGTTTTCGAGCATCAGCGCTCGCAGCTTTCGGTATGTATCAATTTTTTTCGGCATCTACCTCCCCCCTCTCGCTGATGAGCTCGTCCAGCGCAGCCATGAACCGCTGTTCTGCGTCCTTGGGGCTGCGGTGACCATTGAGAACCATGCAGACATACGCCTTTGTCACTCCAAGTCTTTCGGCGACCTGTGTCATGGTAACTCTGTTGTTGTGCATCTTGCCGACCATGTCGCCAGTCCATTGTGCAGGCATCCAAACTATCCTCCTTTCTTTAATTTTTTGTTGCAAAAGTTTACACAAAGTGATATCATGTTGTTGAGAGGAACATGAATATTCGGCATCCGTGATGCCCGCTTTGTGTTGCACTTGTTGCCCCATAACCACATTGTACAGTAAACAAACGCAACAATCAATAGGGAAGTGTTGCTTTCGTTTACTTTCTCCGTTTTGCACAAAAAGGTGGTGTTGCTTTTGTTCTACATTAACTATGTTGCGTTGTGCAACAAAATAGGGAAGTCGCCATCTGCTGTTGCAGAAGAAATGGGGTTTATGCGTTCCGTTGTTACACGATGGAGCAAAGGTTCCGTACCAAGGCAAGCAACACTCCAAAAGGTCGCCGATTACTTCGGCATCACCGTTGACGAGCTTTTGGGCAAAGAAAAACAGCCCACCGAAGGTGAGCTGCATCCTGCCAATAAAAAACTTATGGAGCTTTCCCGGACTCTTTCGCCGGAGGAAGCCGAGAAAGTATATAAGGCCATTTCGCTGCTATTAGAGAAATAGCTCTTTCGCATTGTTCAGGTGTCATTTGTAAAATAAGCTGCTCTAACGCCGTGTTCCAATCCATTGGTGTTCCTCCTCTTTTGTCGATTATTGTCAAATAAAAATCCTTCCAAATTCAACAGGTATTTGGTACAATTTAATTGTAACAAATTGCATTGCCAATATGTACTGACAAATGTTGCGGTTTCGGCGTCAAATTTGTCATGTTTTCCGGACAAATATGTCCGGTTCCAAAAAGCAGGAGATGAGTTTGTGAATTTTGACGAAGATAAGAATTGGGAAAACTTTTTGCTGGAGGTTGCCGCAAAACGGCAGGAGCAGGGAATAACCCATAAGGACTTGGCCGACAATGCCGGGGCGGTTGAGAGGACGATCTCCCGGCTGCTTTCGGAGCCCACCAAAAACCCAAGCCTTTTTCTCGTTGCTTCTGTATGCCAAGCGCTGCACATATCTCTCGACAAGCATTTTGTGAAGGAAGTCTATAACAAAACAGACAGCCAGAGCAGTGAAGAAATGATAGAGATGCTGAAAGAGCAGGTGCGCCAGCGCCGGAGGCTGTCCAAAATGCTTTTTGCAGTCATTTTTGCCCTGCTTGCGATGATGATTTTATACCTCGTCCTGATCGATGCGAAGAACCTTAACTACGGTTTAATTCGGGATTAAGAACAGATGTTCTTTCCAAATATAATCGTACACAGTAAAGTGTACAATAATCAGTACTGGAGGAGACGACTATGGAGGAAATGGAGAAAACAACACCAGAGATCAAGCCAAAGAAGAAAAAAACGATGGTAACAGCAATAATCCTAATTGTTATTATAATTGCAATCATCGGAGCGCTTGCCGGCGGAGAAAAGGATAAAGACAAACAGGACAATCAGCAAAATCAGCAGCAACAGCAAGAGGGGCAAAACACGGAAGTAGATATGTCCGTAGTCGCTTCGGCCATAAAAACTGTGCTTGATAAAAATGCGGAGGGCACAGGGATTGAGTACTCTTTAGAATACGATGACACCGGTCTTGTTATAGCAGCAAAAGCGTCCGGAGTAGCTGCAGAAGTGGCGCAAGCAAAAGCGGACGGATACGACGATACATACGAGCCATGGGTAACAATGCGTGAAAGCATGGTTAAACTGTGCAATTCGATATCTGATGCTGTTGATACGCTTGGCGCAAAGGATAAATATGTAACAGTCACAGTGGTCAACGATGCCAATGAGGACAACACCCTCTTGATGATTATGAACGGCGTGGTTGTATACGATGTAATGGCAGAAAAATAAAAAAACACCGCCCCCGGCAACGAGGGCGGTTGTCTATCAGGAGGGGAAAAATGAAAGAAAGGACAAATACGGCAAAGTGGCTTGAGAAGCAGAACCGCTGGCAGATCGCCGTCCAGAAAGATGGCGTAAGAAAAACATTTACAAGCAGTCGACCGGGAAGGGAAGGGCAGAGGGAAGCGAACCGAAAAGCAGATGATTGGTTGGCATCAGGCATCTGCGGGACGAAGCTGCACCTATCGGAGCTGCACGAAAGCTATATGGAGCAACTTAAAATTCGGACTTCGCAATCGAATTGGCGACCGCAGGAAAGCCGCTGGAAAACATGGATTGACCCAAGGATAGGCCACCTAAAGGCAGATGCACTTTGCGATGGGATTTTGCAAAAGGTTATCGACTATGCATACAATAACGGGAAATTGTCGAAGAAGTATCTGCAAAGCATCCGTGCTGACATGGTTTCTTTCTGCAAATATCTGCGGAAAATGAAAGTAACCGGCTTTGTCCCGGAGGACATAACAATTCCAAAGGGGGCACCTGTTGGCGTTCGGAACATTTTGCAGCCGGAGGACATTGTAACGCTTTTCTCCGTTGATACGACGATCTACAAGGGTAAATTGGTAAAAGACCCATATATAAATGCTTATCGCCTTGAGGTTTTGACCGGACTGCGACCGGGGGAATTGCGTGGTATCATGCGGAACGATTTCAAACAGGGCAGATTAGAGGTAAGACGGTCGATAAACGAGGACAACGAAATCACTACAGGAAAAAATGAAAATGCGATACGCAGCGTTTATTTGGGCGAAATCGCAGAGGCGATTGTAAAAGATCAAGCATCCAAATCAAAAGGCCTGTATCTGTTCCAAATGCCGACAACGGAAACCTATCGGAAGTTTTTCCAAAGATATTGCAAAGCAAATGGAATTCCGAAAACGACACCATACGAGCTGCGCCATACTTTCGTTTCCCTTGCCCAGTCCCTCCCAGAGGGGTGGGTAAAGAAATTGGTCGGTCACTCCAAGAGCATGGACACATTCGGGGTTTACGGGCACGCAGTTTCCGGCATGGATCGCCAAATAACCAGCGCACTTGATGGCGTGTTTACATCAATTCTTGGTCAGCAGGAAAAAAAGTGAGTTATTTTGTGAGTTTTTTTGCAAAAGAAAAAAGCCAGTAACCCGCATGGTTACTGGCTTTCTCGTTGGTGCGGAAGATGGGACTTGAACCCACACGCATTAAGCGCTATATGCGGAAAATGCAGTATTTAAGCGGGTTTTTCGTTCTCTTTTCCTGCACAAAAGGAATAAAAAACACACTTTCGGAATAAAAGTGAGTTACAAAGTGTGTTATTCAGCCGCCGTATCGTACTGTTCGACGGCGGCTAAAATTCTGCCACGCAGCGCCTGTGCTGATGCGTGTTCGGTTCTGTATTTCTCTTTGATTTCTTCCAGCTCGGCCAGAAGTTTGTCACAGTCGGTCTGCGGCTTTTCTTCCTCTTTGTAGGTCACGCCGAACCAGTCGCATACACCTTTGCAGAGTGCCTCGGCAATGCGCTTTTTGTTTTGCACGATCCAAATGGCATCCTGTCCGTTGTCATGGAATGCGATTTCTGGATAGATCGACAGCATGGGAGTTCTGCCTATCTCGTAGAATTCGTCCTTTTGGTATACCCCTCGGTGGGTGTTCCGGGGGTAAATCTCCATCAGTCTGCGGTAGACCATCTGACAGGCCCGGTCGCTGATGCCTCCGGCTCTGCCGTAGCGCAGGACAGTCGGCCCCTGTGCAGACCCCTCTTTCAAGGTGGCAGAGCTTGCATTGGTATGGATGGGCATATGGAGGTTGGATTTCCAAGCGATACTTTCGGCTACTCGCTCCTGCATCGTCTTGTCCGGGGATGCGACCATCACATCAAACCCGCAGCGGGTGAGAGCCTCGGCGCAATAAGCGCCGATCTCTACACACACATCATGCTCGTATACGCCCGGAAAGCCGTAGTACGGAGCATGGGGAGCTGGTCTGCGTTCGGGGGAAAGATACACTTTAGGCATCTTTCACCACCTCCTCAAGAGGGAATTCCTCCTCTTTGACCTTTTTCACCATGCCGGTAGTCGCAGCATCATAAGTGCCACCGGCAGCCAAGGCCACGATAACCGCATTGAGCAGGCACAGGATAACGCCCTGCACCGTAAGCTCGGCTCCTGTAAACGCTTCTGCGCCCACGAGGATAAGTGCGGAAACGATATAGGCCAAGAGGTTGGTGTTGATGTTCCGCAAGGGGGTCTGCTTCAAAAACTGGGTGATGATGGTGACCATCATCACGGCTCCTGCATAAGTACCAAGGGAAGTCCAAGTTACAAATTCGTTCATTTTATGTCCTCCTTAAAGGAATTTGAGTTCGCCACGAATACAGCGGTCGTGGACGCTCTTAATGTTGCGGATCGCTGCATCCGCTTTGGAATTGATGTAAACTTCTTCGTGCTCTACACAGTATTCTGTGTAGTTGTCGATATCCTCCAGCACATTGTTGAAGGATTCTTCGCTGTGGTTCACCCCACGGCGCAGCTCGTCCGAAAAGCGCAGGATGCGGATGCGGCACATATCTGCCCGGTAGCGTTCGTCAGAATCAATATGCTGTTGCAGCTTATTGTCCACGGCTGTCATACCGGAGATAATCTGATCCTGCTTGTCCTGCTTGCGGTCAATACGATGCAGCAGCCAGCTAATGACGGTAGCCAATGCGCCGGAGCCGAGGAGGGCCAGTGCAATTTCCATGGGTTATGCCTCCTCAAAATACTGCCCTATAAGCTCATGCGGCAGGTAATGAAGCACGATAGTTCCGGTTTCGTTCAAACGCTTGCAGAGGTAGGTTTTCCTATCCTCCGGGTCAAGATAATACTTGCCGTATTCGTATTCCATGCCTCTCGATGCCGGAATAGGGTCGTCAATCGTGCCGGAAGAACTGACGTTGACGACCACCCACAGGGCAGGAACAGCCGGGGGTTCCCAGTCTGCCTGTGAGGTGTGGGCCTGCAAGCACTTGTACACCTTGCCACCATGTCGTCTGCGGTCACCAACCTCGTATTTGGTATTGACTTCCCATGGTAGGAACAGCATGGGGTTCTTTGCTGCATCAGCGTCCGCCATGGCACCTGTCACACTGTCAATGCTCGTCCGAATTTCCTGCGCCTGCTTCAATATATCATCCCGCATTGGCTGTTTCCTCCTTTTCTTCTGTTTCTACGCCGAGGGTTTGAAGAGCTGCTTTTAGCTGTTCCAACTCTGTTTCCCGCTTTGCTTTTACTTCTTTGGCTTTTTCGGTGTAATAGCCCATTAGTTCACCCCCATAATATTTAAGGCTTCCTGTATGTCTGATACCATAGAACCACCATCGAAATTTTCTATTTCAGCATTTTCAAAGATAGTATCTTCGGGCACCTTTCCGACAATATATTCCGCTTCTTCTGCGGAACAAGGAACATAGCACCCATTTGGGGCCTTCTTCGCATATACCAAAGTGTCGGAATAGTATTCCTTCCCATCTTTTGTGATTTTGTACATTTTACACCTCCGATATCATCTTTTTGATGCGCTCAAGTTCTTCGACCGGGGCGCAATAAAAGTCATGGTTCCAAAGCCAATGGTTTGGGTGTTCGGGGCGCTTGTATTTTGTAAGCGACATATCATCCCACACCCTATCCCATCTCGCTTGGTGCTTCTTGCCGGGGCGCTGGAGCAGCTTATTGATATCCTCGGTCAGCTTCCCACGGATAAGCCCCTTTCCGTCATCGTCCGGGGAGAAATAGTCGTGCGAGTTTTGCGACCGCACGGTGCATATCATTTCTCCGTCCATGCGGAGGATATCGTTTACGACTGGCAGCCGTGTCCCATACGGAATATTCACATTCCCGCAGATTGCGTTCCCCCGGAAGCGCCGGAAACAAACATAGTACATATGCCCTCCTTCGCCATGCAGTCAAAAAGTCGTTTCTTCCGCAGGCTGTCGTTGTAATTATTGAAGTAGGATATCGTTGCGTTAAGAGACTCCGCCCAGTCTGGAGACCTTGTTTTAATGAAAAGATTTATTTTGCGCTTTGCCCTTTGGTATGCTTCACGGCCTCCTACGGTCTTTACCCGTTCCCCGATGGAGTACCGTATCTTGCAAAAACGAAACGGCTTTGACAGGGGCTTTAATGCGGTTTTTGATTTATTCACCGACAGTCCGATGGACTTTGCTTTCTCAAAAATCCCGTCTGGCGCTTCTCCTGTTGGTAGAAGAATGTAATAATCATCCATGTAATGCCCCATGCCCCTATACCCACATTGGCATTTCAGCCAGCAGTCAAGCGCCCATGGATAATAAATCATTTCCGCTTGGCTCGGTTCTACACCAAGAGGCATCCCGCTGCTGCGGAGGGTTGTATCGCATAGCCTTATTATGTCCTCATCGAACATTACCCTGCGGTGGTTACGCCTAACGATTTCGTGGCTTGCCGTTGGAAAGAATTTCGAGAAGTCGAGCAGCATCACTTTCCCGGCTGTGCCGTATTTTTTGTAGTGCTGCCGCAGCTCATATTTTAGCCTGTCTTGGCTGAATTTGAGGCCCTTTCCTTTAAGGCTTGCGCCGTTGTTGTAAATCATGCATGGGGTGTACAGTGGAAGAAGAATTCTTCTTGTTATTCCCTTCTGCACTTGGCGGTCTCGTATCTTCGGCGCTTCGATATCCCTTGTCTTGCCTCTTTCGCAAATTGTAAACTTGGTATATGGCTGCGGCTCCCACCGCCCCGTCAAAACCTTTGCCCTTGCCGTTGCTGTGGCTGAAAACAGGTGCAGTTCAAAGTTCTGCACGCTATGCTTCCAGCGCACTCCCTTGCAGCAGTCTTTCCCATCTTTGAACATATCGTGATAGGTAAAGGCTCCTTCAAGCCCGCCTATCGCATCAAACCGTTTCTTGCGTTTTTCAAGTCTTTTTTGTGAGCGTCTTAAATATCTTGCGTTGTGTCTTTCTTCGCTGGTCATACATACCGTTGCGGGGTGTGGAATACTCGTGCGCTGCGTACCATTCCCCAAGCCGTGACAAATGAAACAGGATGCGCCGTCCTGCCATGCAAGCAGCGTTCTTGCCATCAGCATCGGTATGCTGTTTTGGGCTTAAAGCCACGGGAAACACCTCTCCTTTCAAAAAGGTCACTATGCGACCTGTTCTTTTGAAATCGGGGGACACGCCATTCGAATTGTTGGCGTTGTTATTGTTGGCGCTGCCGCTGGCGGTGACATAACAGAAAGTGGCGGAGGTGCCTGAAGTAGGAGAACGCTCCCACCAATAGGCAGCAGTTTAGCAGAGATGCACCCTTTATAGCATCAGTCCAGCGTTGCCGCCGGACGGTTGCTCAATTCTTCAGCATACTTTACCCTTGCGATATCTTTCTTTTGCCGTTCCCGGTCGTTGCGGATGATACCGGAAAGCAATTTGTCCTCGGTGTCTATCATTTCACCAAGCGTTTGGCACAAATCGCCCAGCCGTTTTAATGCCGTCTCACCATCCACCAGCTTATCGGAGGATGTTCGGAAGGCACCCTGCGGGTTGAGCATCAGCGTGGAGTAGATATGCCCGCACATAATGTCAAGTGAGGAAAGCGCCGCCTTTGCTTCAACAAAGTGTTCTTTGCGCTTTTCAAACGCCATATCCGAGTTTGGATAGATGGCGTTTGCCATCCCACACTCCGTAACCAGTATCGATGCCATCTTGATAGTCGCATCGGTAAAGATGCGGGTGTAGCGTGGGGAAAGGCGAGAACAGAAATTCGCCGTGTAGGAAAAGATATCATCCGCTGTTTTTAGGTATTGTATGCTGCTTTTGGTTCGTTTCGATTTTAAGACACTCATAAAAGACCTCCGCCCACTTGCGTGGGCTAAATAATGGTAGATGTTAGATTTTGAAAGCGGGGGACACGCCAAACGAAAAGTAGGCGCTGTAAAGGTTGGCGCTGCCGCTGGCGGTGACATCACAGAAAGTGGCGGAGGTGCCTGAAGCAGGAGAACGCTCCCACCAATAGGCAGCAGTACTTGTCGCGTTGTGCCTGTAATTTACTTTACTATTCCCCGCAGCATAGTAAGCGTACTGCTGCTGATAATTGGACTCCAATCCATTGGCATAAGTTCGTTTGCCAAATATCTCGTATTCCGCAAGTATGAATACTTCGTCTTGTGTCGCTGTCGGCGTTGTAGTCGTCTGCGGGTTGCCGCCCTTATTATCCGTATAGATGGTGCTTGGTTTGATAACTGCTTTAAGGTCAGCAGGAAACGAAGCTTTAATAAACGGCATAACATTTTTCCGCATCAGACTGGCTTCCCAACCACCTACGTTGGTATTTGCGTTGTTCATGTTGAACCATGTTCCGCTTGTGTAACTGCTGTTATAACCGCTATCCGTTAAGCATACAGGCGTACCGTTCTTTGTTGCCTTAAAGCCTTGGAACGCTATTCCGTTGCCTTCTCGTTCTGCATTGTGATTAAAACCGATGATATACACCCAAGCAGAATAGTTTGTAAGGGTAAGACCATCAGAGACCTTGCCGTTCATGGTGATTTGTTTACAGTCACCGATAGACCAGAAATCCGTACCCTTTCCGGCATCAGATACCTGCTTGATGGCTGCCCAGCTTGTATCGTTCAGCTCCTGCGCCACCAATGCGATATCGATTGTGGCTGGAACGCTGATTTCCTGCGGGACAGATACCAGCATCCCACTTGTTGCGGAAACCGTCCATTTGCCCTCCTGCGGGATTTTAAGCCGTACCTGACCGCCGGAGGAAACGCCTGTCACGGTCTTTCCACCAAGGGTAGCAGTAACGGTTGCCCCGTCAGCGACATTTGCCACAAGTTCAAGGCCACCGCCCCCTGCAATGATTGGGTTACCGTAAATTACGCTCATGCTGTTACCTCCGTTATCGTAACCTGTACGGTCATGTCTGCGCTCGGCTTATCGCCGAGGACTTTGGCCGTAATCGTTCCGTTATTGTTCTCCATCCATATCGCAGATGTGCCGCTGTCGATGAGTACGCCGAGGGAAGTCGCATCCATTTGGATGTCTACCTTGCTGTTGGCTGTAGTCCCAAGGCCGGTTACCGTCTGGCTGTAGGGACTTTCGGAGCCGAGCCAAGATGCCGCAGGAAACGAAAGCTGCTTAATAACAACCGCCCGGTTTATCTTGTACTCCATCTTTCCGATGGCCTGCGTTACCGTGTCTGTTGCGGTTACATTCTGCCTGGAGGTTGACTGCTTGTAGCCGGGGATTTTGATTTGGCTTCCGGTGTAATCTCCCGTTTGCGGCGTAACTGCACCGGTGCGGCCGTTAAAACTCGCAACAGTACCGGGGCTGATGGTGTGCGCAACATACTGTAAATCGGAAACCATCGTCGGCTGTGCCGTAAAAGTTGCTATCGGCAGCTGATAAACCGTACCGCTTGCATTGATATCCTCCTGCACCAGCGCCGGAAGCGGGTCTTGCGCCTGTGTCACAAAAGCAATCGGCGCTTCGGTGTTTGCCATGTCAATTTGGATAAGCAATCGACCGGGGACGGAGCCGCTGGTCGGAAGCGTCGCATTGATCGTTTGGGCTTCCACAACAAAGTTTCGGCCGAGGATTATACCACGGCCATCGGAAACATTTATGATGTTTCCGCCCTGTGTAGTTACCTCAACGCCAGTAAAGATGCCGCTGTCGTTGATAATGTGGTTGTACAGATATGCATCATCCGTCGGTGTGACGATAGATGCGTTATACTGGAGCAGCGTTATCATGCGTTTGCCCTCCTTTCAAGGATTAAAATTTTGGTAAGGTCAGCACGGACAACGCCGAAGGTCATTTTTGTAACATCCTGCGACCTTGCATAGCCGGTAAGGATCGATTTGTAACTACTGTCGCCATCAATGACCAAAACCTCTGTGCCGATGGCCATCGAGGTATCAAGTACGCCACAGTCGTTGCGGGCAGTCAGCTCGATCATGTTGTCATACTTTTGCGGACTTAACGCTTCGTAAGCCTTTTTGTATGCAGCAGACTCAAAATTGATATCCGTTTCCAAAAACTGCGCCGCAAAAAACACAGGTGTAATTCTGTCCGTGTTGTTTGTGTCGACCTTGCCGTTAGGATGCAGATAGTAGGTTATGCGCTGCGTCTCATCGGCCTTGTTATAGATGGTCACCTTGTTCAGCTGGCCTGTACTGTCACCGATGATGATGTTTTTATCCACGATGGCTTGTAGATTTGTTTCGATTACCGCCGTTTCGCTAACCTTACCAACCTTAACGGAGATCGTCTTTTTCTGCGGGTCAAAGCTCATGTTGACCGCCACGCCGTAAGCCGTCAGCGATTTCGTGATGATTTCGTAAAAGCTGTGGATGTTGTCTTTGAGGTTGAGCGCCCCGGCCGTTTCAGAGGTCGTTTCCACCGTCATACCGGATATGTTTTGCAAGGCATCGCCGGAAGAAACAAAGTTATCTCGGATGATCGAAGCAATAAAAGGCTCGATCTTTGCAGAGGTCGTGCGGTCGAAATATACCTCTGCGTCAAAAAGCGACATAAGAGGCTGCGCCGAAATCGTTACGCCCGTTTTATCGGTTTCAACATCGGCAACGATCCCCTGATAAGCTACATTCCCGTTTTGGTCTGTAACGCTTATAAAGTCGCCCTTTTTTGCATCCAGCTTTACAGCCCGGAGAGTAGTTTTTTCTACGGTCAGGTAGTCAAATTGTATCTCCGGACTTTCAATCGGAGCAAAACTTCGGAATGTGAAATCCCTTGCGAACACTTCACACTTAAACAGAGTATGCAAGTTTCTCCACCTCCACATATGCTACGATATCCGACGTGCCGTCGTGCGAAAATGTCAAAGTGCTTTCTCCCGGCGGAGCATAGATAAATCTTCCTGTCGAAAAGTCGCTGGACTGGTACAGGTTTTGGATGTATGTCCCGTCGAGCGCATACTCTGCGATCTCCATTGTTGCAGGGTCAGCATCAACAACGAGTTTGTGGCCGTCAGGGATTGTTGCGGTTACTTTTCCGACCGCTACACGGGCACCGGCCTTGATAAGCGCCCAAGCCGGATTGACGACCGGGCCGAAGATTTGCAGCTTGCACGGAGATGCCAAATCTCCGTTTCTTATCCTTGCAGTTCCCGTTGCTGTTTCTGCGTAATAATAAGGATAAGTGTAACTGTACCTTTTAATCCCTTGGTCTGGCGCTTGGCTTTGCGTTACCTTAACAGCTTCGTGCCAAGTTCCGAAGCAGAGGAATGTAATCGGTACTGCCAAATAGCCGGATTTCAGCTCCGACTTATCCGCAGACTGCACTTCGCACTTGATTTTGTACCATGTGTCCAGCGGGGAATACATCAGGTAAAGCGGGCCTTTTGTCACAAACGAAATAAACGCCTGATACCGTGCATAGTCGAAGAATATCATTTCGCCTGTCACGGCATACTGGTTAAGGAATTCATCCGATACCAGCCATGCGCTTCCGGCTTGGATAGTGGAGTAGGTTTTGCCGAAGCCCAATCCACCCGGCGCATTGAAGTACGCCGTTTTGTCCATCAAATCCCATTCGGCGCCGACACCGTTCTGGAGCTTAAATTTTCTCATCAGTAAGCCCTCCCAAGAGCACGGTTGACCGCCTGTACCAAGTTCCTTGCGGCAGCTTCACCGGCTGCGTTATCGTAGCCATTAAATGTGTTGTTCATTTCGATGGTGATGCCGCCACGTTCGTTTCCGTTCAGCGGCATGACATGGGCGCGGCCACCGGCCATGGTAAGCAGCTCCGGCCCGGCTTCGCCGACGATGGCGCTGCCGGAGGACAACACGCCGCCCTTGGCGAGGTAAGCAATCTTTCCGATTGTCGGAATATTAAATCCGAGGGACTTACCGCCCAAAACAGGAACCCAGTCAGGGACATCAAAGTGGATCTTATTCAGACCGTTTATCATCCAGTTGATTGCGTCAATGACCATGTTGATTAGTGCAATGATGCCGTTAAGGGGCGCTTTTGCAATGGCCACAAGCGCCGTAAAGATTCCCTTAAAGATTTCCTGCACGCCTTTCCATGCTCTTTCCCAATCTCCCGTAAAAACGCCACGAATAAAATCAATAATCCCATCGAAAACGGCCTTTATGGAATCCCAAACGGATTTTACTGTTGCGAAGAAGAAATTTAAGATTTCCCCCAATATTCCAAACGATTCCGACCAATCCGCAGTAAATACACCCTGTAAGAAATCATCCACACGCTGGAGGATAGCTTGTATCTCGTCGCCTTTTGTTGCAATCAGCGCAACAAGTCCTACAATGGCCGCTATGAGCAGCACGATAGGATTTGCAATTATGAAATTTATGGCCGTTATCAGCGCCGGGATAACATCACCGGTTATTTTGCTTATTGCCCCAGTTATGCCAGATATAATTCCAGCAATCGGAGAGATCGCAGCAATAAGCCCACCGACAATAAGGATCGTCTTTTTGACCCCATCGTCAAGGTTTGAAAACCAATCGATTGCATTTTGAAGCCCTGCGACGATTTTATTGATAATCGGCAGCAGGATATCACCAATGGAAATAGCCAAGTTATTAAGCCCATTGCGGAGCATTTTCATCTGGCTTTCGGTCGTTGCGTATCTTTTGGCAGCTTCTTCCGATAGTGCGGTGTTTTCCTCCCACGCATTATTGGCCATTGTCACAGCATCGTCGAGCTTATCTGACGCAAGCGCCAAAGCACGGAGCATATTGGACTGACGGATGCCGGACAACCCGAGATTATCGAGGACTGCAATGGTGTCCTCTCCATTGGAATTCATCCGATTAAGGCCGCCGATAAATGCCTGTATCGCCTTAATTGGTTTGTCGCTCCACATCGCAGCAAATTCAGAGGATGTAACCCCTGCTACTCTGGCATATTCCTCAAGTTTTGCTCCGCCTGCGGAAACAGCCTTTGACATTGCCGTCATAGTCTGTGTCATGGCCGTGCCGCCGGCCTCTGCGTTGATGCCGACCGAGGACATTGCGGTAGACAAAGCAAGGATCTCCTGCTCCGTCAATCCGATGACCGTGCCAGACGATGCAAGCCTTGTTGCCATCTCTACGATATCCCGCTCTGTCGTGGCGTAGTGGTTGCCGAGGTCGACGATGGTGCTGCCGAGGCGCTCATAGTCATCAGCCGCCATGCCGGTGATGTTCGAAAATTTTGCAAGAGCAGATGCCGCTTCGTGGGCCGTAAGGTTCGACGATTCTCCAAGGTCAATCATGACCTTTGTAAAGTCGAGGATGTTTTCCGTTTTGATGCCGAGCTGACCGGCTGCTTCCGCAACAGACGAAATTTCCGTCGACGACGCTGGCAAAACTTCCGTCATATCCAAGATGCCCTGTCGGATCGCAGCAAGTTCCTCGTCAGTTCCGTCAACCGTTTTTCGTACTCCCGCAAAAGCGCTTTCAAATTCAACAGCCGCTTTTGTAACCGCCACTCCTGCGCCTGCAAAGGCCAAAGATGCCGGTGCAAACTTCTTTGCAATGTTTCCGGACTTTTCTGCGATTTCGCCGGTAACTGCGGAAACCTGTGCAAGCGCCGCACGGCTTTTGGACGCTTCGGCCTGTAGGTCTTTCAGCTTTAGTTCGGCGCTGGTCAGTTCCCGGACTAACTCACGGTATTGTTTTTGGTTGATCTCCGTGCCGTCCGCCATTTCCTGATCCGCTTTCTTTTTGGCGTTTCGGAGGCTTTCAACCTTGTTTTCTGTATTTTTGATTTGTTCCCCGAGCAATTGCTCCTTTTGTTTGAGCAGGTCAATATTGGTCGGGTCGAGTTTCAGCAGGCGATTGACTTTATTAAGCTCCGATTGCGTTCCACGGATTTCGCTGTTCAGCGAGCTGATCGCTTTTGACAATCCCTTTGTATCGCCGCCGATTTCAACAACGATGCCTTTAACGTTTTCAGCCAATCTTACCACCTCCTGCGAAGAAATCACGCAAGCCGCCGGGTCTGCCCTTTATGGCATACTGTTCTGCGTCGTTGGCCTTTTCGATCATCAAATCGTAGACCATTCCGCAGGTCATGTCCTCAAGCGCTTCATCGGATAACCCGAGTTCAGCGCAGCGGAGCATAAAGGTTGACCCGGTGGGCTCACGCACGGTTTGTTTTATTTTTTTTTTGGAACAGCGGTAGTCTTGTTGTTCAGGCTCCAAAGCTCCAAAATGGCAGGGAGCACTTTATAGATGGAAAACATCTCAAACTGCTCCAGCCACTCGTCAACATTGTCCGGGATGGACCCGTCATATTGCCGAGCCATGATAAAAGCGACATCCTCAAAGATTTCAAGATCGCTTACGGAAAAAGAACCGTCCTCGGATGTCGCTGCCGTTTGTAGCTTTTGCAGGTCACGTACAATGTCCCGACCTACCCTGTGGCGGTAGATGCGTGGGGTCAGCGCATTAGCGCACAACCCTACGCTTTTTCCGTCGATCTCGATTACTTTGTTCATTTCAGCCTCCAGTCGTCGGAGTGAATACGGCGGTGTACCAGCCGTTCACGGTCGCCTCCGGGGTCTCCGCCGTAGTGTAGGCAAGGGAGTTGCCGTTTGCCAGCGGGGAAGCGGTGATGCTGACGGTCTGCGTCTGCGGCTCTACGCTCTCGGTCGTGGTGTTCAGCTCACGGGTAGGCCGAGTGCAGGTGCAGTTGTAAAGCACAAACTTCGTCCCGTTCACATCGCCCTCCTCTTGGAACAGCAGGGCGAAAGACTTGGGCTGAATGTTTGCGTTCTCGATCATCACCTTGCTGGTGGTGTCAAGAGTGTACCCAAAAACATCCTTGAGGAATGCCTCGGGGAAAACGGCGACTTCGAGATCGCCGGTGTAGCCGCTGTTCGCCACGGCTACGAAATACTGAATGTTGTCCGCATAAAACGGTGTGGTATCGCCGGAAGGCTCCAAAGAAAGGCTAACTGCGCCGGGGATGGCTACGGGAGTGCCGTAAGTGTTATTTTCCCCGTCGAGGATAGCGTAATGGACATTCGAGATACCGAATTTAACTTTATCAGCCATTTTTACACCTCGATTTCATAAACTACTTGGTTACATTGTTGATCCTCAATGTAACTTTCGGACTTTTGCCAAAACATAGAGGACAAAGCCTGTTCGACTTTGCCCTCTGCTGTTAGGTCTTTATCTTTTGTGTAAAGTTCAACCTGTATATGGTTGATTGGGTGGTATACGCTGTTGTCAGCGCCGAAATTATTGGAGTATGAGACACGATAAAGGACGTAGGGGAGAGGTTGCGGTTTATTGAAGTAACCATAGCCTACGGGCATCCTCGTCTGTTTTAACAGGGAATTCAATTCTTTCAGCGTCATGCCTTTTTAACCACCACCTTTACTTTTTTCATGAGCTTCTGCTCTGCCTTTTGCTCTGCGGGGCCAATGTGCGGAAATGGGCGGGCGGAGCCCTTTGCGATCCCTCCGGGCCCTGCGTGTCCGTGTTCCAGCAGGTGTGTAAGATATGGGTCTTTTTTGTTATAGACAATAATCCTCACATCTGCGCTGTCTTCATAAGCAACACGGTCTTTCCATCCCGATTTATATTCGCCTGTTTTTACGGGGCTCATATTTACGATGTCCTCCCGGCACTCTTTGGCTACTTGCTTGACTTCCTTCTTTACGCCATCCGTTACCTTTTGGTCGTAGGTTTTGAGCTCCTTCATGATCGCATTGGCGAGTTCATCGGGCTTTACACGCTTATCCATCGTTCCCCACCTTTTCCTCAAGGTAGAGTTCGATTTCGTCGCCGCCTTCTGCAAAATAGGTACGATAGATAGAGTAACGGTTCCCCCGCCACTCTGCTATTTTCTGCCCGCTGTAATTTGCTATCGGGGTGACCGCCACAAGAGACGGCTGCAGTCCGCTTTGACCTGCGGAAAAGAATTCCGCACGGGTTGCAGACCGCAGATGCGCCCAAACTGGCGTTTTTGTCTCTGTGGCAATCTCTACTCCGATTTCGTCCTGTGCAAAAGTTTGGTTGATGAGCGTGATGATATCATCCAACCCGATCACCCGCCTTTTGTTCCATCAAACGGTTATTAAGCGCCCAGCGGAGCATTCGGGGCATCGCCACCACTTTCTCCCGGCGCTGCCGGTAGAGATAGGCAGCGTACATTTCCACCAGCATAGCGTCGCCGGTGCCGGTGGAAAGCACGATGCCCTCGGTGGAGATGTACTCTTTGGCAGATGCTATCAGCGCAAGCAAGTAATTGTCGAGCGCATCTGTGGAAAGCTGTAAATCCACTTTCAAAATCACAAGGATATCAGCATCTGTCATAGTTTAACCCCCTTTAGGATGCTTTGGTCACGTTGACGGTGTAAACCATCACTTCGTTGCCGTTCTTCACGGTCACGGTCAGCGGGTGGGCCTTGCCGTCAGCCAGCCAAGTAACGGTGCCGCCGTTCTTGACATTGGCGCCGTTGTAGGAGATGGCAACCTGTGCACCGGCCATCTCGGGAGTGGCGGTCACGGCAGCGGTAGCAGCGGTGGCATTGGCGGAGTAGCTCAATACGTTACTGTCAAACGCAGGGCTCAAGGCCATGCTGCCAACGGTCAGCCCGGACAGCTTGGCGTTGTTTGCGGTATCTGCCGCAAATACCATAGAGGTAGTCACGGAAGCGCCGTTGATGTTGATGGCAACAAATGCGCCGGGGATAACGGGCATACCGTCGGCACGCTCCTTGCCACGGAATACGGTGTTGTCCTGGATGAACTGAACCTCTCTGGATGCCTCGATGGTCATGCCGGAACGCTGCGCCCACAGGTACAGGTTGCCGTAGCCGCCAACGATGTCGCCGTCGGGGATGAATTCGAGGATTTCAACATCACCGCCGATGATGGGCATGGTCATGCCGTCAAAGGTGACATAACGACCCAGGGCGGTAGCAAGGATAGCCTTGGACTGCAGAGTAGCAAGGGTCTTGCTGTTCATCGCCCAGAAGCGCTCGCCACGGGAATAGCGGGTGAAGGTGTTTCCGGCGGCAACAGCCAGTGCAGCCCAGAAAGCCTCACCGGTAGAATCGGTGGGGATCGTGATAACATTGGAGGTATGCAGGTCAACCCAAGCAGGAGCATTGGCCGGGTAATCGCTGGGTTTGCTTTCCTGCGCCAGACGGGTTACGATACCAAGGGGCATCTTCTGGCCAGCGCCCTTACCATACAGGATGGCCTTATCCTTGGCAAGGCCGATAGCCTCGGACAGCATCTCGACGATCCAAGAAGCGAGGTTTACATCGTTGTCCTCCAGCAGAGAGTTACAAACAGGAACATAACCGGCAACCTTGAAGCCATCAAGGGTAATCTGGTTAAAGCCGAAGGTCAGCTCATTGATAGCGCCGCACATTTCAGTCCAAACGGCCTCGGGAACGGTACCGGCAATGGTCTGACGGGCTTCGCCATTGACATTGCGGATGCGGATGCGTCGCATCAGCTTGGAATAGCGATACATATTCTCTGCAATGAGGTCGAGGAATACAACAGGGATAGTCAGCTCGCCGCCGGTAACATCTCTCTTGCTGCGGGAAGCGTTTCGCAGCTCCGCAAAGAAGGTCTGCACATCGGGCTGGGCTACGATAGCATCACGCTGTTCTTTGGGGAGAGCGTCAAAGGCACGTACATTCATGGGGAGGGAGCGAATGTTGATAGTGTTCATTGTAAAATCATTCCTTTCGTCTTTCTTTTTGGGTTCCGGCTCGCCCTTGGGTTCGGGCTGGTCTTTCTCTGCGTCTTCGAGGTCTTTCTCAAGCCCTTTGATCTCTGCGGAGAGTTTCTCCTTTTCTTCGTTGTGAGCAGCTTCTTCCTCGGTGTATTTCTCCAAGGCTTCTTCTACGGCCTTCTGCTCATCCTCGGTCTTTGCTTCGCCGATTGCCTTTTCGATTTCTGCGGAGCGGGTTTCAAACTCGGCATCCTTCGCCACGAGCTCGTCAAACGCCGCACGCTTCATCTCCAGTTTTTTGGCGATCATAATTGCTTTCAGTGCCATCGTCAGCACTCCTTTCTTTTCAGTTTTTTGATGGTTTCATTTCTCCATTGTTCGAGCTTGCGCCCATTGATTTTTTCAAGGTCCTTTTTTCTCGCCTCGACCATCGTATCTTCATAGGCGGGGAAAGTGACCACCGAAACCTCATACAGCTTGACTTTCTTGATCGTCCAGATGGTCGTGCCATCGTCTCGAATTTCGTATTCCTCGTTGAGGATGTCAAATCCGAAAGAGCATTGGGACACATCTCCACGCTTAACACGCTCGTAAGCGTTCATAGCGTCTTGGTCTGCTTGGTTGATTAAGATGGAGCCCCAAAGCCCCAGTTCATCCACCCGGAGAGTAAGCGTCCCGGAGGTGGTGCGACCAAGCACGATAGTAGTGTCATGGTTCAAAAGCGCCCTGATGTCATCGCCGAGTGTGTCGTCGAAAGCGCCACGGTCAACACGCTCGATTGCTTTGTCCCACATTCGGTATTCGCCCGTAAACGTGGCAAAATAACCTTCGATGTACAGTTTCCCGTCGTCAGCTCTCGTCTTAAATTCTCCGCTGCGACAAATAGCCTGTCTCTGCATTTACTCACCTCCTCCGTTTAGTTTTTTCTGGTCGCCAAGCCGGTCGACCGGGATGTAGTTTTCAAGCGCAAGCAGCTCGTCCATTCCCTCGCTCGGAGGCAACCCGATCCAGCTTCGCCACTCGTTTCTGGTCATAGCCATTCTGTCAACCATCTCCGCACCGGCCTTGATGGTTTCCTCCAGAGAATAGTTGTAAAGCGACCTGACATTAAAGCGGAAAAAGAAATCGGGAGAGTAAAGCAGCTTGCGGCTGAATTCCTGCTCCAATATCTGCGCCACCGGCATGATTCGGGAGGAGATAAAGTTGTTCCACTCGTCACGCTTAAATTCTCCAACACCCAAAACAAAAGGCGGCACACCGAGTATGGTTGCCACCGTTGTCTTATCCAGTTTTACGAAGTCTGCCAGCGCCAAGTCGGACAGGGTAAGCGGTCGTACCTGCTCAACCGAAAATTGCTCTGCCGGGATGAGCCAAGGCTCACCGGCTTTGTTTGATGATGCAAATTCGTCAAGAAGTTTTGCACGACCTTCCGGGCTTGAAAACTCGTCGATCATTGCGTCCACTTTGACGATGAGCGACGGCTTCCACTCGCTTTGCATAAACCCCTTTTCCGTGGATGCTGCTTGTTTCAAATTGTTTGCTACATCGGCCAGCGCAATGCTGTACCCTGTGCCTTTCCACGGATAATAGCTATCGGGATTGATTGCAAAGTGCAAAACATCCTCCGGGTCGTATTCTTTTCCGCTGATGCTGATTTTGTAACTTCTTTCGCCGTATTCGACAAAAGACACAAACGCAGACGGGATTGGGTCAAGCCGTTTCAACAGGCCCTTTCTCGTCTTCGGCAAAACAACGGCATTTCCACGCCCGTCCAAAAGCATCGTCTTTACGATCCATTGGATGAAATTAGACCGGCCCATGTATTCGTTCGGCTCGATATCGACCACACGGGACAACCCGTTTTTGACACGCACATCTCCGCCATCGGTATTTTGCATCAGGTAGATTGTCATGCTGCCGATCAGAGATGCGATCCTGTCAACAGCTGCACAAATCTCCGGGTTATGAGCCAAATCCGTATAGCCGGAGCAGGTCATATCTTTCCATCCTTGTACATCACACATACATACTCTGCTCTGGGGCTTATCCCGAGAGCGGAAGCGTTTGAAGAAGCTACTCATTTATCACCCCACCATTTCTTTGCTGCTTTTGATTTATCCAAAGCCTCCAGATATCGCACCGTTGCGAACACAGAAGCATCGAACACGTCAATTCGGTTTGTTGGCCTTACTTTTTCGTACTGGATCATATCGTCTGTCTTTTCGATGGCAGAGACATTTCCAACGCAATACTCGTATGCTTCGGAATGCATATAGTACAACGTTCCGTTTTTGGCGCTCTGCTCAAGATGTCGGAAACCTTCCGATTTCTTGTAAAAATACTGCGGCTGGTCGATGATATTAAATCCTGCCGATTTCATGCCGATGAAATATTCACGGCAGAATTTTCGGTCATGGCCAACCTGTCGGATGCGGAAGCCCTTTTGCCTCATCATCACAAACCAGTTGACTACATCGGCGTGGTTGACAGTTGGGCTGTTGCACATTGTCAATAGCCCATCATCGGCCCAGCCAAATAACGGTATGCCATCCTCGTCGGCTTTTACGTGCGCCTGAACGACAGGGAACCATGCGTGACTTACCACGATATCAACGCCGTTGTAATTCCCGAAAAGCGCAGCCGCCGTTAGGTCGTGCATCTTCGAAAGGTCAGCGCCGCCGTACCAGTCAATCGGCAACTTCGCCAGCTCGTCGATAGTCCAGTTATACTTTGCGTCGCTTCGCCGGAATTCGTCGATGTTAAAGTAAGACTTGATGGCGCTTGTATACACATTGAGTGACTTTGCAAAAAAGTCCTTGCGCTGCTGCGGGTCGTTCTGCGCCTGCAAACTGTCGTTTAAGATTTCCTCCGGTCGGATCGATACGCCGTAAGCTGGGTTGGCCATCTCGTGAACGACCGGGTTTGTGTAATCGATGTTCCCATCCTCATCGGGATTTGCACAGCAGATAAAAATAAAATACTGTTCGTCCTTTATGGTCCCGTCCAAAATCTTACGGCAGTATTGCAACCTTTGGCCAAGGAATCCTTGCTCATTGTCACCGGCGGTCGATATCCCTATCAACAGCTTGTTTGTGTATGCCTTCATTGCTTCTTTGAAAAGGTTGTATTGCTTCGGCTTCGTGAAAGCGTGGATTTCGTCACAGATTGCGATGTTGCAGTTCAGCGAATCTTGTGCGTCCGGGTTTGCAGCCAGCGCCCGGATGAAAAACGAACCATCCGCAAGCTCCGCATCCATCGAGTGTTCGTTGTTGTTATCGATGATCTTAATGGAGCCGCCATGTTTCTCGTCCTCACCCATCAATCGGATGTTGTAATCGAGGAAGTTGAAACTCTCAAGGGACTGCATCAAGGCAGCAGCCGAAATGTAGGTCTTGGAACCAGACCGCCGATACCAAAGCGAAAGCGCCCAAGCAAGCGATGCGGCAAAGCTCGTCTTGATGTTCTTTCTTGGTATAAAAATAAGGGCCTCGTGGAACCGCACCACATCGGTGCCTTTCAACTTAAACCCAAGAAGATTGTATATGATGAATTTGTGAAACGGCTCCAACAGGAACGGCTTTCCCCGGAGCGGTGTACCGTCCAGCTTTTCCCCCTGCTGGTGGCAGAGGGTCTTTTCGATGATTTGAATACAGAACTCCGGCCCTTTCGGCGCGAAATCGTACTCGTCATTATCGAGGTCAGCAAAGAAACGGTCAACAGCCTGCCGCAATTCCTTGCAAGCGACCTTTCTCCCGTCTCTGATGCTTTCGGCATACCCAAGGACTACGGGCCAGTTCTTACCCTTAATCTGTCTCAAGGCTGGCAAGAGCAGCGGCAAGGCCGCCCTTTTCCTCCTTTTCCTTCACTCCGCCGGTCATTTTGCGGAAACTCGATGGAGTAAGCCCCAATTCGCGCCAGTATGCCAGTGCGCTCTTGTTGAGGTCGTCCCACAGAATCAACAGAGGGTTTTTTACCATGTTTGTGGCGTTCCCTTTGTTGGTATATTCGATGACGGACTTACCGCCGGACTTTTTGAACTCGGCCTTGGTCTTATCCCGCTGTTCCAGTATCTCTGCAAGCGTTTCTACCGCAGATTGATAAGATGGGTCAGCCGTGCCGAGCTTTTCCATCTGTTTTTCTATCGTTTCGATCCATTTTTCTCTTTTCATGGCTTCCCCCTTCTTAAAAATATCAAATAGAGTTGGAAAGAGTAGATCGGAAGAGCACACGTCTGAACTCCAGTCACGTGGCCTTATCTCG